GGACGAGTGCACTGCCTGTTGGACGCTGGCCAGCAGCGTCGGCCTACCTTTCGCCATCCTTGACCTCCCTGTAGTTCAGCGTCACCAGCGTTCTGCGGATCACGCGTGCCGCCTCGGTGACAGCCTCCTCGGAAATGCTCGGGCCTAGGCAGGCGTGCAGCAACTCGTGCACGATCGTTTCAAGCCTGGTGCCACCACGCAGTTGGTCGTCAATCAGGATTCGTGGCCGCTTGGCGTTATCAAAAAACGTCCAACCAGCAGCGCCACCTTTCAGCCTAGTGAACCGCAGCAGCCAGCGCTTGCCGTCAATCGTGATGCTGTGATCTTCGGCCACGGCAGATCCTCCGCATCGACTGTGGCAGAGCTGTCAACCGATGCCGATGCTGCGGCCAATCTCGTTTAGCGTCTGCTGGCGCTGCTTGCACTTGCACGGCTTGCCGGTGACCGCAGACACACGCTCAGGCGTAATGCCGACGGCGGCTAGGCCAGCAGCGACTAGGTCGCCCAGGCCGCGCCTAATGCACTGGTGGTAAACCATGCCGCTGCACGGCAGCGAAAAGCCGCAGCGACACGCGGCAACGCCTTGGCGGCACTCTAGCTGGCGAACCATTAGCACGGCCCGCCAGTGGTAATTGCAGTAAGACCATAGGGGCAGTTGGTTGTCCACCCGTTGATGCGGTAGCACGGGCTGCCGTTGTTAAGAAAAAACACGGTGACTTGGCAAAGCGTGTCATTCACTGTCACGTCATACGTAGACGTGTATTCGCAAAGCGACAAATTATTGAGCGTCAACGCGGTGCCGTCGATTGAGCACACATCAATGGTTTCGTTGTTGGAAAAGACAAACGACATAGAGAAGGTGTTGCTGGAATCCCACGGCAACGTTGCCGGGCCGCACGGGCAACAGCATTGGCATCCAGGCAGCAAAATCATGAGCAGCCGCATTCCGCCGAAATCAGATACCACGTACCAGCGTATTTGGCGATCGCGCACGCAGCGGTAACGGAACTGCTGGCCGTGTCGCAGGATTTCACATCCACAAACAGATTCGTGGCGGCTACGGTGTTAGGCGTGGCGGTGACGCCGTAGAAACTGGTGGTGTGCGTGGTGCCCTTCGACCACGTCCCGGTAAACGAGCAAACGCGGAAAACCTTTCCGCCAGTCTGCACGTGGTGTTCAAACCCTAGAGGCCCTTGATCGCGGTTGCCGCCTTCAACTCGCAACACAGCCTTGGCTATGCGTTGCGCAGCAGGCTTTGTGAACTTGGCAAATTCGGAACCGGCGCCTTGATTGCCGCCGGATGCCCCTTGGCTGGCCATGTGGTCAGCCCTCGAGGATGGAGATTATGAGCCTGGTGCCGGTCAGGTTGGCTTGGCACGCGTAGCTGCCAGCGGCTAGGCGGCCGGTGGCGACTTCCCCGCCAAGCAGCGTCACAGTTGGCACCAGGCTTCCGGCCGACAACTGGCCGAACGACACGCTGGCTGTGCTGATCGTGGAAAGATTGCGAGCGAAAAACATACCTACGGCCGTCATGCTGGCGGTGCTGATGGCAGCAGTGCCGGCCGCGTTTGTGCCAGGCGACAGCGTCTGCGTGACCATGCCAGAATTGGCCATGCTGGCCGTGACGCCAGACGCCACCAGCATTTGGTTCAGGCTGCCTTTTGAGACGTTTACGTTTACGCTGTAGTTGATGTCGGCCATTGTTTCCTCAGTTGGGTGGTGTGCCGAAGTATTGTGAAAAATTGATAGTGGGCGCCACTCGCCGCACCAAGATGTCTGGCGCTCCGCCTGCGGCCTTTAGGCTGCCGTCGTTGTTAAGCGGCTGCGGATTTGCGGACGGCACTTGTTCGTTGTTGTTCTGGGCGTCCAGAACGTACACGCGCTTTTTGGCACCACCCACGGCGTCAATGAAGTTCCAGCCGACGTTGGGTATCTGCAGCGGCCATCCATCTGGGCGATACTTCAGCGTCACCTCAACCTGCCAGTAACGCAATTCCTGTTCGTTCACTACCTCAACGGCAGGCTGTCCGCTGATGCCTTCACATTTCCAGCACCATTTAGCACCGCCAAGATACGGAGCGTCATTCAGCGCGTTCTGTGCCAGGGTGGCTAAACCAAAATCAAACGTTGCGCGATTGCCACTGATGTGGGCCTCGAGCACCGACACGTCAGTTGTCACGCCTTCAAAGTAGTCGTTGGCCGTATTTTGCAGCGGCCTAATGTCGCCGTTGCCGTCGCCGTCGTAGTAGTAGAGCGCCGGAACCGCCAAACCGCTGGTGGTAAACTTCCAAATGTCTGGCCGGCTAAGCGGGTTTTTGTCGGTGTTGGCCTGCTTGGGCAACTCATACGACCACTCAACCAGATAATGCCAGCGGCTACCGTTGTAGTTGCTGACCTTCGTGTCAAACGCAACGCAATACGCAGCCTCTGGGTGTGGGTCCAGAAACACAATGCCAACGGAATTCACAATGTCCGTTTGCGCCGTGGTGGGGCTGTCTACCTCAACGACAAACTGACGGGTGAACGTTGGCGCTTCGCCAAACTTTCGCCCCGCCGTTACGGTTGCCAGTTCTGTTGTGCTAATAATTGCCATTACGCCGCCGCACCCAAGATTTCTACGGGCGCCTGCTGCAATGCTCGAAGTTCCCGCACCATTTCGGTCAACTTGGCGTTGGCCTTTCTGTTCTCAATCAGCGCCGGATCTTCGCGGCCGGTCATCAAAGCCATAAAAGTCTTGATGCCTTCAGACGAACGCACGTCATTGCCTTGCAGCGCTTCGTTGGATTTGCCGTTTAGGGCCGCTTTGCGCTCGGCCACTATCTTGTCAATTTCTTCCTGTTTCTCGGCTACTTTTTCTTGATGCTTTCGGTTGGCCTCTTCAATTTGTTGCTCTAACGCCCGGCGTTCAGCGTACGCGTTGAGTTCCGCATCAAGTTGATCGGAGGCAGCCTTTTTGCGTGCGTCTTCAATTTCCTGCTCCATCGCACGGCGATCGCCATACGCTTCCAGTTCAGCATCAAGCCTTTCCGACTCGTCCTTTTTTCGAGCCTCGGCTATTGCTTCTTCGTTTTGCCGCCGAATGCCATATAATTCCAATTCCGCATCCAATGCAGACTCCTGCGTATTGGCGCCAGCTTGCCCTGCACCAGCTGCAGCCACAACTCCTTGATCGCCGGAAGTGTCGCCACCGGCAAACGCGCGGCCGATGATCGGCACCTTGCTCATGTAGGCGTAGAAATCTTTGATCTTCTTGCTGGCCCAATCAATGCGCGATCCTATGAAATCAAAAGCAGCGTTCATTCCGCTGCGGATCGTGTCGGCTACGTTTGTTAGGCCAACGATGAATGGAGACAAGAACGTATGCAGGGCCGCGCCGGCAACCTTCAGAATGATGCCGACCACATCGCCAAGAACGCCAATCAGTTTCAGCACCAATTCAATGGCCGTTCCAAACAACGTCAGCACGGGAGCCAGCACCTGGCCGATTGGCGCCAGAATCGACGTGATGCCTTCCATAATGCTGCTGATTCCATCAGTCAGGCCCGCCAAACCAGAATTTATGGCGGCAAATGCACCGACAAACGGCGTCACAAACACATCGCCAAACGCCGAAAACGCATCGCTGGATCGCTTGCCAGCCGCATCTACTTCTTCTAGGGCAAACGCCAAATTATCCAGCTGATCTACGCGGATGTCTCCAAGGTCAGCCTTAAGTGCGGTCAAGTTGCCGTTTAACTCTCCAACATTTCGAGCAAGCTCATACGCCCGATCTTTGGCTTCAAGAAATGCAGTGCCCAAGTTGTAAGCCAGAAGTGCGCCGCCAACAAAAGGGTTGGTCAGGCCAAGCACCGCAGCAGCAGCCGTCCCGGCGGCACCGCCACCTAAAGCCAAACCAACTCCCATGGCCTTGGCAGCCAGCACCAGCGTGCGCGCCGTCATGGTGGCTTTTAAAGCACCTACGGCAAAATCTTTCAGCCCTGCCGGGCTGCGCAGCGCGCTAAACACTTTCCACTGCAGGTATGTCCACGCAACGTCTTTGCCAAACGCGATCACAGACACGCCGGCATCGGCCACTGACTTGGTGGCGTTGCCTATGCCTTCAATTGCGCCGGAAAGGCCGTTGATGACGCGTTCGGCACCGCTTGCAGCCCTAGCCATGTCTTCGGCACTGCTGGTGGCTTTTTTTAGTTCTGCGTCAGCCTTGGTCACGGCCCTGGCGTACACCTCTTGCGACAAAAGCCCCTTGGCAAGCATCTTGTCTAGCTTGCCAATCGTGTCTGCGTAGACTTCTGTTGGTGTTCGCAATTCCTTGGTGATCTTGGCAGCTTCGCGGAATTCCGCCGACGCGCGCTGCGCGCCGTTGCCAACATTTTCCAGTTGCTTGACGGCCTCCTTAACGCCGGCATCCATGCCGCTGGCGTTAGCGCTCAGCTGAAATGCCAGATCCATTTTGGCCATTGGATAACCCGCTCAACTTGGAAAGTTCTGCCGCTATTTCGGCCGAAGTCATCGGTGATTTGTGAATCGGTATGAAATCGTCTGGGTGCGGCGGTTTGCCTTTGCAGTACGGCGCAGCCGACATTGCCGCTAAAACGCCGGTCTGTCTCCACGGCCGTGGGATCGGCTCAAAAAACCGATCTAGGGCCATCCACTCTCGCAATTCCCCGACCGTCATTCGCGTGCCAAGCTCTGCAGCTGTCATGCCTAGATGGCCTGCCAACAGCAACACAAACACGCGATCAGGCCGGGCCTTTAGTTTTTTGCTGTTTCCTCCACGCTGGAATCAGAAAGGCTGTTGTGATCCATCGCCAGTTTCCACAGGCGATTGACCACCTTTGCTGACTTGGTCGCCAGTTTGGTTACGTCCCCGTTGTCAAACAGTCGATTGCCAGATTCATCAACCAAACAGCGCACCAAGAACTTGGTGCGGAAATCGTCGACTCCGGTTTCCTTTTTCCTCAGCCATTCGTTTTCGTAGGCGTCTCGCTCTCCAACAGTCATGACGCGAATAAACACAATCCCAGGGTTGCCTTCAGCGTCTTTCCATTCCGGCACTTCAACTCGCAGTGAATTTGCATCATCAGCACCAAAAATTTGATCCTTTGTCAAACCCATAACTAGCGGCCTCCCAGTTTGAATGTGGCGGTAAATTCCTGCAGTTCGCCGGTTGACGCAGACCATTCCAAAGTTTGGAAAATGGCGTGCGCGTCAGACCACGAAACGCCGGCACCGCCTATTGATAAGGCAGCCGTCAAGCCAACGTTGGTTGAAGACATCGCGGCCGTTGCACGCGCCCGAACTGAAACGCTGCCGGGATCGCCGTCGGCTGGGGAAAACACTTTGGCCCTAGCCGTAGACGTGCGTGGCGTCACGTCCACAACATCTGCGGATATGCCAGACACGCTTACGCTGACGATTTCGCCCAGCGTCGTGCCGCCCCACGTTACGGTTGTGCCCTGCGAGACGAACGCCACGGCCGCCCCCAGGTGTCACTGCACCTTGAAGGTGGCGTTGCCCTTGACCAATTCGCCTACGGCATAGGTGACAGACCCGCCAGATGTCGTTGCCGCGTAGGTTGCACCCGCAAAGGCCAACGTTCCAGTACTGCCAACGGTAATGGCGGCCGATCCAAAGTAGTCAACCGTGATTTCGTTGTCCTTCAGCGCCGGCGAAATGTAGGTGCGGTTGGCGCCGCTGGCCAGGCCGAGGTGCGACGTTTCCAGCAGATCGCCACCGTAGTTCACGGCCACGTTGGTGGCTGTGTAGGTGCTGCCCGCAAACACAAAATTGTTGCCCTGTGAGTCCGACGCTGGCATGGCAAAATCGCTCCTGTGGTTTTTGGGCTGTGCCCTACGTGTTTTTTAGCGGTGCTGGCCGCAATCCTTGCAGCGTCAGCCGGCGGCTTTTTTTAGGGCTTGATCGGCAAGGTTTTCCATTTCAGACTTAAGATTTGCTGTCATTTGCCCAAGCGTGGATTCATACGCTCTCGTCACCGGGTGAAAGGCTGGCATTTTTCCGACCACGCCACCAGGCATACGCCGCACAAAGTTTTGCGGGTATTGGGCCGGGCCAGTCCATTTGCCGCGCTTTTCAAATGAAGAAAACACCTTGGCCCGTTTAAGCTTGCGTTTTTTTGTGCCAAACTCCACCAAATGGGAATGCTGAGCCACTCCTTTCACGAATCCCACCAGCGCCACGCCAACGCCATACGGGCCGTTTTGGTATGTCTCCGTTTTGACAGCAACGGCCGCCTGGAGGTGGCCTGTGACGCGGCCAAGTTTGCTGACATTCATTCGCAAGGCTGCTAGGCCGGGCGCAGCTGCTCGCCGGCACGCTTCAGCCTGTGCGGAAGCGCTGATGTGCAGCGGAATCTTTTCCAAGGCCAATTGAATGTGCGCCTGTTGCGGTGCGGCGGCCCTGCCAGAAGCGCGTTGTTGGTCGCTCCACTCAATGGTGACAGCCGGAACGCTCATCACGTAGCCTCTGTGACGCGGAAATCAAACGACTGTTGTACGTTGTAGTAAGGCAGCATTTGATCATCAGCCGGCATTTCTACGCCGTCAGATTCGGTTTGCAGCGTGGTGCGTGTGATCGTCACGCCAGACGTGGTTCCCGTCCAGCCATCCACCGCCAGC